CCTGTAATATCCCAGAGGTTGATCCTCGAATGTATCAGATTCGACATAACCAAACGACAAACCGTAGTCGTACAAATGGCCCAAGTCTTCAGTCTCGTTATCTTCAGCGTCTCGCAGTATCTGTAAATCCTCACGTATACGTTCCCATGATGCTTGTACTCTGTCCGCGCATGTTGCTTGTGCTTCCATAATTCACCTACTCCTAAATTATATATTTGCAGCTACTCGCTACAGTCTGCTAGTCAACACGTGTTGACTAGCATCAATAGTGTTAGCTTGCTAGCGTTAGGATCAATACGTCGTACCTATCACCACCTAATTGCATACCGCACGTATGGCATGCATACCATGAGAAACTAACTTCGTTACAATTGCATTGATCATCCGCGTCAGGAAGGCAATATTCGCTATGATTAGTTTCTACCAGGTATCGGCCAAATTGTTCAAATGCTTGTGACCTAGCAATATGTGGTACCTCAAAGTCTTCTGATTCTTCTAGCACTCCATGAGCGTACATATAACAGTCTGTACATATCTCCAGCTTGTAGGTATTCTCTATTGTTACCATTGTTTCTACTCCAATCTAAATATAATCTATGCCTGGTATCCTGTGATTGCTGCAATCCTCGCAGCGTGAGCAATTCCTATTACCTTATCAATTCGCTTACTATCAATGCTTTCGTGTATCGTTATGCCATAACGTGCCCAGTCTCTAGAATCTACACGTTCAATGCCTTGATGAGGCTGGAATATATAGGCCTTGCTACCATCTAGTGATTCGCAGCATGATACCTGGCCGCTTGCATCGTGGCCTTTAGCTACTACTCGTACCTCTAGGAATCCTGCCTTGACTATGCTTCCAACACTCCAATCCTGCCTTGCTTTACTTATTGCCATTTCATCTACTCCTCACCGCTTATATTTTGCGTGGGCTTGTGACCACCGTTGCGGTTTACCTAGCCCTCGTATGAGGGCTAGTCACTCACCTAGTTAGTTTTGGAATAAATTTAACACGCCTCAAATGCTTTCCATGCATTAGTGAGAATTTTCCTGCCAATTCTACTGCTGACCCCTCGATCATGTCGTCGCAGAATGGACAAGGAGTTGAAGCTCCCCTGCCTTGTATTTGATACTCCCTCCACGTTCCATTCATACCCCTTTTATTCGATTCTTCATTCTCAAAATACCATACGCTGTTCTCTGATATTGCTATCTTGTTACTGTTTTCCATTTTTCGCTTCTCCTAGGCCTTATAGATTCGAGACTACTGCTGTTCGCTGTTGTTGTGGTCTCGTGGGTTCTATGATGAAGGGTGGAAGCCCTAATGTCAACATGCATTTCGTGCCTGTGACGGTTTCAATTTCGGCAATTTTCCCACATTGGGCGCAATTTGCCTGTGCATTTCTGCAGCATAGGCCCTATCAGAGGGGATGCCTCGAGGGGATGCCTGGAGGGGTAGGTTTGACGGGGTAGGGGTAGGAGGCCCATTGAGACTTGGCAGGGGGTATGTGTGTGTGTGACATAGCGCAAGCGATAACCTTTTCAAAAATCACTTTGACCCCCCAGATCACTTTGTAATGTCCATCCAGCACATATGTTCTATGGTTCTAGGCATGACACACATGTGACACACATGTGACACACTGAACATGTGTTCTACACACACACAGGTAACACACATGTGACACACATGTGTGTTGTGACGAATTGCACAACACACACGTGACACACTGAACATATGTTCTGTGTATTTTTGTGCCTGAAATGGCACACACACATGTGACACACTGAACATATGTTCTGTGTGTTGTGACTTTTGTCACATAAAAGGAGAGGGCTAAAACTGGTAGAAATTATCAAAAAAATAAAGCCCGTATATATATATATATATAAAATCACCTGTGTGTCATACAGTGTGTGACTATGTTGTTTGATAAACATGTGCTCAAGGCCTTCGGCCCGCAATGTTCATCAAACCTGTATGTTCTCCTGTAAGTCCTGGTGGAGTGAATCGTTACGGTGTTAATGCCCCCCAATGTGTGTGTATTTTTGTATTGACAAACTGGTGCATCTGTAGCGACAATGGGGTATGGCTCGACGAAGGGAATCTCTCAAGCATCCAGCTCTTGCTGGAAAAGAGCGCAAGGATACTGCTATGGACATGCTTCGTATGCAGGATGATTTACGTTTATCCTCTGAGTGGGGTGATCTGAACGAGGTACAACGCATGTTTCTTGCAGCGTACTGCTGGTCAAAGGATGAGGATTTAGCGACGAGGCAGATTGGCAAGGATCGTAAGTGGGTGAATGACCAGAGGGCACAACGCCCTGGGTTCAAAGAGCTGATGGTGAAGGTGGCAGAGCATCCCATAGAGTTCTCAAAGGCTATTCTTGAGCAGATGGTTCCGTGGAGCATCGTAGTTCTTTATCAGCTTATGATGCAGACAGATAACAAGACTGTACAGTTGAATGCAGTAAAGCACCACCACAATCTTATGGGGATGCAGGCGAAGCCTGAAGGTGGGGAGCAGACAGGGAACTTCCTGAACGTGAATGTTCAGATGTTTGGTGATGAGAAGAAACTGGGAGAAGTGATCGAGGTAAAGGATGCTGGAAAGGCTTGATCTTTCAAATATCTATACACCTCATGCAGGGCAGGAGTATCTTCATTCTGTTGACAAAAAGGTCAAGGTACTGGAAGTTGGCAGAAGGTGGGGAAAGTCCCGTTTTGCATTATGGGAGCTGATAAAGCGGTATATTGAGACGATAGCGGAGCCTGCTCCAGCAAGTCTTATACCGCCTTTTCATGCGTGGATTATCGCACCTTCGTATCCACAGGCACGTCAGGTGTGGAACGAACTTATTGCGTTTATGCCACAGGAGTTTATCACCCCTGGTGGTATTCACCAGGATTCACATATGATTTATCTCAGGGGGAGCGAAGTAAGGTCATGGGGTCTTATAGAAGTTAAGTCAGCACATGATCCCGACTCCCTCCAGACAGCAGGTATTGATTTCCTCTGGGTGACCGAATCACAGGATATTGCAGATAAAGCATTTGAAAAAGTTCTGCCTGTTCTGCGTTCACCTGGCAGGAAAGGGTATGCAGTGTTTGAAGGAATACCCAGTCTCTGGATGGATCACTGGTTCCACAGGACATTCCTCGCTGCAGAATCTGGTGCTATGCCGAATGCACTCGCCTATAAAGCAAGCTCCTTTGAAAACCCCCTCATGACAGAAGAACATAAAGCTGAGATAGAAATGGATAAGGAAATTCTCATGGAAGCGACGTGGCGTCGTATGTACCTTGCAGAATTTTCGGAATCCGCAGGCTATTTCAGGAATGTTACGGATTCCATAGCTGGCGACCTCCTGCCAGAACCCCTTGCAGGGGCAGAGTATGTTGGTGGCCTCGACCTAGGGAGAAAGGTCGACGCATCTGTGCTGATTATTATGGACGCACACGAACGCAAAGTCGTCAGTACCTACGCATGGGACGACGGAACGAACTGGGTTCTTCAGAGAGAAGCTATGGTGCGTATCGCAAAACAGTGGGGACTCTCCCGTCTTGTTATTGACGCTACAGGTATGGGAGGAGATATATTTACTCAGGAACTTCAGGAGGCGAATATGCCTGTTGAGCCGTACATCCTGACGGCATCTTCACGGTCATCTCTCCTTCAGGAGCTTGCAGTCGCTATGGAGCGTGGAACAGTTTCTTTCCCTTCGGTTCCTATGCTCCTGCGACAGCTTCGTGCATTCCAGTACAGGAAAATGCCAGGCGGTACCTACAGGGTAGAAGCACCACCTGGTGAACACGACGACTGGGTATTCGCATTTGCACTCGCACTGACTGCATGTGCCGAAGCACCACGAATCACACCAAAACTTATGAGAATGAGGTCAATGCGCTACGCACCTACATCAGATGATGTCGCCTCTGGACAGGCTGCAAAGAACAGCAGGGGGGCACGTATGATGCGAGAACGAAGGCTTGACCGAATACAGGAGCGTATAGACTTAGCAGGGGTGTAATCATGGTAACAATGTCACCTGAAAGAACAGACGGGAAATGGATTCCTGGCTACCAGGAAAGTGGCGAAGCAGGTAATCCCCCCACAATAGATGAAATACTCTCACTCTTTCGTGAGTCTCAACTCTACTACGGTGCGTTTCATCAGCAGTGCGCTACAGAAGAAGACTTCTACACGGGAAGACGAACAGTCCCCCACCCAGAAGGGATTGACCCTGTCTGGCCCTCAACCGCTACCGCTATCGTCAATGTCGGTACCGATCACGTTGATGTCAATAACCTTGCTATCGACATTCCCTCGTCAGCACGAAGCCGAGCACGTGCCGAACGACTCAAGAAGTTCTACCAGGGAGTCTGGGCATCAGTCAAGCAGCCAGTCCTCAGAACATCTGTCAGACAGGCATTCCTCTACGGAATATCGTGGCTGAAAATTATGTTCGACCCTGACAGATGGCCCGAAGCACCAGTTCTTGATGATTACGAGGACGAAGCTGCCTACAAGGAAGCACTCTCCGACTTTATGGACAGGCGTGATATCGCCTTTCCCTTTATCGTCTCAACAGTCAACCCACGAAACCTCGTGTGGGACGACTCAAAAACACGAGTCAAATGGGCTATAGAGTTCAGCCAGAGAGGCGTCAGGGAACTGCAGCGTCGCTACCCAGAATGGACAACAAAGAAAGAATCAGGGCAGATAGCACAGTGGATCGAATACTGGGACGAAGACTGGGTTGCCTATATCGCAGATAACGAATTTGTCTACGGCCCGAAGAAACACGGCTACGGATTTATGCCCTATACCCCCGTTATACCTATGCACTCCTATACCTTTGAAGATGGCGCACCACAGGAAAGGTATACAGGAATACTCAAACCAGTTCACTCACTCCTCGACGAAGAAGCACGACTTATTACACAGATGGGTGCTATCGTCAGAACAACAGCGTACAGAACACTCGACTTCGCAGGGCCAAGACAACAGGCCGAAGAAGCAGCAGAGAACTACGAAATGTTCGCAGGTAAGAACATCATCCCACCTGGAGTTGATGTCAGGCCAAGCCCTATGGTTCAGGTACCACCCGATCTCAATAATCAACTGAACCTTGTCGAAAATATGATAGAACAGGCGACGTTCCCCAACGTCATCAGGGGCGTCAGACCTCGTGGCGTGTCAACAGGTTTCGCTATATCTGTTCTTGCAGGTATGGGAAGGCTCGTGTTTCAGGGAGTTGCCGACGGAATCCGTCACAGCGTCGAGCAGGCAAACAGTAAGTTCGCTATGCTTGTCGAAAATAAACTCATGGGACGGGTGACTGTCCACGCACGGAGCGATATTCATAACTTCGACCAGTCAATAGGGCCAGAAGATATTCGCGGATACTACGAAAATATCGTGCAGATCAAGGCAGAAGCCCCCGAAGAACGGGAACGGGAAGCACTCCTCGCCCTCAGGCTGCACAGCGCAGGGATTATCTCAAAGTACACAGCACAGACACGAAGCGGTGTTATCAACCCACTGGAAGAACAGATGCAGATCAAGGCAGAACTCCTGCTTGAATCACCTGAGTTCCTCCAGTCACAGATTCAGCTCCTGATGAGCAGGCTCAACCTGCAGGGTCAGATGGCTGAAGCAATAGAACCAGGCGGTGCTGGCGCATCACCAAATATCGGCTCTATGAATATCGGGGGAACGCAGCTTCCACGACTAGGAGAAGCAAATACACAAAGGGCACGTATCGCAGCAAATCAGGGCGAACCCTCGGTCTACCCTGATAATATGGGCGGTGTCGATGCCCTCGGAAGCAGATTAGGAACACCAGGTGGCGGTGCACAGGGTATGCCCTCTGGTGAGACAGTGAGGTAAGTATGCCAAGAGAAACACAGATGGATCAGATGCTCGCACCTGTCGAGATGGCGATTGAACTTATCGGGCGTCAGCAGGACGGGATATTCAATCGTATAGTAGCACCAAAACGGGCACCAAACAGCATAAACGGCGTACCAGAAAAAGATATCGTGGATTCTGTGCTTCAGCAGCTTCAGGAGGAAACCTATGGCAGTCAGATCACTCAATAAAAATGGATACGGTGAACAGTGGGATATGCCAGGATATGTGGCATCTGGGAGTGTAAGCGATATAAACCCCAATGCAGTGAAATCTCCAGATATTTCCCAGTCTCTTGCTGCTATCAATAAAGTAACGAACGGGGGCGGTGGTACGGTAACTGCTCCTCCACGTGGAGGCTATGAGGCTGGAGGCCCAGTAACTGGATCATCTTCAGTATCTTCAGGAACTCTTCCAAGGTGGTCTAGTGCTATAGATATGGGTTCTACGAGTGGATCGGGAATAAAGGGTACTAGTGCAATTGCACAACCTCAGCCTATACCAAAAAGCCGATTTGTCGGAAGGGCAGGTTCATTTTTACCGAGTGGATTTCTTTTTGACCCCGTGGCTAGCGAACGATCTGCGGTGGAAGAATTTAAGAAACAGTTAGAGGCTCAGAATGCTATATCAAAAGTTGCAGGTATGAGCAGAGATGCACAAAAGAAGTATTCTCAGGATCAGATTTTTGATGCACAGGGGAATTTCATATCTGATTCAATTCAGGCAGAAGGTGCAAAGGCAGGTCAACTGACGAGTCCTGATTATAAGAAGAGATTCGATGCCCAGAAGGATATAGAGGATACATATATTTTCCAGAATGCTCCAAGTAATATCGTTAACCCAGATACAGGTATGAGATGGTCACTTACTATGAAAGATGGGAAAGATAAACGTGCTCAGGAAGATGCTGAGGATAAATGGCTGGAAAATGCCAGAAGGTACAGGCTGGGAACCCCTGGGGCTACAGAGTTTATGCCAGGGTCAGAGTTAGCTGCACCAAAAAAAGAAGTTCAGCCTATCCTTCAGTCTGAAATACAAGGGCTTAGTCCTGAAGAAATAGAGATGATGTTCCCTGGGGGTCAGGTTCCGACGGATGCAGGAACTTCTTATGCTCCATCAGGCACTCCACGTATTACTACAGAACTGACTGATGACCAGATATTGCAGGCACAAGAAGATG